ATGAGACCTATATGTCAGGCATGTAATCAACGCCCAAAGGCAATTGCCTATCATCATACAAACGGACAAGTACAGTATAGACGTCTTTGCGAATATTGTATAAAAAGAAATCGGCAGATTGCTGCACCTGTACCTAGATGGAAATCTGCTGGATACAAGAAAAAATCAACATGTGATATGTGTGGATTCAAGTCCAAATACGCCGGACAATCTTTGGTATATCACTTGGATGGAAATTTAAATAATAACAATTTACGCAATTTAAAAACTGTGTGTTTGAATTGCACTGTGGCAATTGTCAAAGCTGACTTGGTTTGGAAGGCAGGCGATCTTGAACCAGATTATTGAGTTGTAGAAACAAATTATCCATGGTAGAATTATTGTCTATTTGTGCATCAAATTTTGTGCCAACCCAACTATATTCACTGGGATGCACATTTAGTTGTCGAAGTTTTCGTTGTCCTAATGCCCATCTAATATTCCCATTGGGACCAAGATTTACATGAACTGCTGCATCATACCATGCAGGTTCCGGTCCACGTACAACTCTGACAACTTGACCGCCTAATTTCCTTATGGCAGAAATTTCATTGGGAAATCTACAGTCTGTAATAACAATGTCATCTTTTGAAGAACGTAATTTGTTTTCCAAACTGGCTATCCAAATGTCATCGTGAAATGCAGATCTGCATACATCGGTGCCCCAGTGTTGTAGAACCCATCTAGGAGTAAGATTTGGAATTTGAAGACGTTCTGCCCACCAAACATCTACCTGTTCTCTCCATTCTCGGCTGTGCCTGGTTCGACCCTCTAGCATGTCTCTGTCCCACCCAAACACAGCACTGATAGCATCTTTAAGAGTGTTTGCAAAACTTTCTCTACGAAATTGATAGATATTGACCAGGTAGTCAGCTATGGTGTCTTTGCCTGCCCCAATAAAACCACAAATTCCAATGATCATGTAAGTGCCTTTATGTTTAAATGGTGAAGTGTTTTTTGCAGTAATTCTATTTGTCTGCGACAATCTTCAAGTGCATGATGACTAGTAGGAGGCTTTGGTAAATCAGGCCAAAGCCCAAAAACTGTACGACTGTCTCTAACAACATAAAATTGCCAAGGGATAGGTTTGTCATAACTTTTGTAAGCATGTTCTAGTATGTTCATATCATAAGTCGGGCCTTGAGCCCATATTCTTTTGCTTTTCCATATTAGTTTACCTAGTTCATCCAATGCTTGATCTAACGGAATACGCCCTTGTTCATTGAATGCTTCGTCTCTTGCAGCTGCTGGTTGGGTAGCCCACCAATCTATTGTGCCTTGTTGTATGCTACGATTTGGTTGACTTTCTAGAGTTATTCGAGCATAATATTTTTGTTCGTAGTAGCCTGTGCCCAACGGGTCAAAACTTTGCGCCGCTATAGTAAGAATAGTAGTGTCAGGACCAGTGCCAAGTCCTTCAAGATCAATCATTAAATCTGCCATGCTTGTATTGTAACACAACAGCAATTAAAAGTCTAGCAAACTTTAACCAATAACCCAGGTCAATGGTTGTGAACCATCTACGTAGTTTTTTAGATCATTAATACAAAATTCTAAAATTGCTTTGCCTTCCGCTTTCATGGCAGTGCCATTTAATGTAGAACCGCCTTGCGGACCTGCAATGGTGCCAAATTTTTCACGGGCTTCACCGATTATAATTTTACAACTTCCTACCATAAAATCACGTATCCATTGAGAAATTTGCGGATCACTGAGCAAATTAAATTCGGGTTTGTAGTTGTAGGTCCACAACAAAACAGATTCACCTGTGCCTTTGGGATCTCTTATTAGTTGCAGTTTTTTAGTCACAGTATTGAATGTAAAATTCATATAAGCACCAAACATACGACCTGCTAACTCTACATATTGGCTATAAAAATCGTAAGTGGCCAAGCCTCCGGCCACGTTAAAATTCATAAGATACACGTTTAGACTGGCCTGACTGAATGGATCAAAATTTGATGCAAAAGGACCGGTGGAATCTCCAAAAGTTCTGCGGAAAATTTGTCTTACACTCTGAACTTCTTGAGGTAAAGTATAGATGTTGACATTGGTAACAAGCTCCATAAACGTGTAGCTTTCTTCATAGGCATTTTCTGCTCTTTGTCTGTAATTACCTATTGTAGATCTATAAGCAGTTTCGTAGTGTTCTGCATCTAATTCAAGATCAATGATACCATCACCTAGCTGGTGACGAACATAGGTGAAAAGATCTTGTTTTAATGTTTCTAATGATGTTTCTGTTTGAATACCCATGCAAGCTCCAGTATAGGGTATTTATATCAAAATACTGTAGTTGCTCCACGTTTTTTGTTTAATGCTACTAAATTTTGATTGGTAAACTTTGTGGGACAAAATTTACATTGCGGTATAACATTATCTATGCTTGATATAAAAGTTTTGCCGCGCTGATCAAATTGTTCAACTGACAATGGTTCATATGCATTAAGCAATAATCTATCTTCATTGCTTATAGACAAGGTGTGCTGATGATCAAATTCTGGCATCAATGCCACTGGACCACACTTGTAGAGTTTGCCTTTGATGAAATGATAATTTTTATATTTTACCATGCCGCAGACTGCATGTGCTTCTTCAGCTATGCTGTTGTGCAAGGTTAAATTTTGATTGCTACCAGTATGTACACTGACATTGTAGAAACTGTCATACAACCATACATGAACATGAACATTATTGCTGTCTTCAAATGCATAATCTGCACCCCAGGTTGCTGATCCGCCTTGTTCGTTCAAAGCGTCTTTACCAGTCCATGTTTTGACTTTTCCTTTTAAAAACTTATGTATTTCTTCAAAATATCTATCCAGTTCAGTTTTATTATGCACACTTACACTGATCCAATTACTGTTACCACTTCTGTTGGTAGAGGCTGGAATGTAACTTGCTATTGCATCATACAGTCCTGGCACTTTGTTTAAACGTGTGCCATTGGTAAGTAGGTTCACACGTTTTTTCCATATTTTGTTGAGTCCTTGTATCCAGTCGCATATGCTGGGATTCATCAATGGTTCACCGCCCAATATGGTAATTTTTTGAAGTCGTATTTTCTCTGCCCAGTCTTGATAAGTAGATTCATAATCTTTCCAAAGTTGATGTCCTTTAAAATTATAATTGTTATAGCGATTACAATTTGTGCAGGCTATATTACACACATTGGTTATGTAAAATTCCACATTGGGCACATACAATCTTGGATCTTTTGGAGTATCATCTGGCCACTGTATTTTAGCGTCGATCATTTACCAAACCCTAAGAATTATTAAGTTATCTGTGCCGCGACCATTGAAAGCAATTTCTGTAGCTCGGATATCTTTGTAGAACTTACGAGCTGCAGGCTTGCCCACTGCACCTATGCCTTTGAGCTGTTCTGCTGGCTTGCGTAAAGTTTTCTGCTGAGTTTCTACAGTACTGAATCCAATGATACTGTTGTTTTTAATAGTAAATGTCTTACTGTAATCGTCGGCTACAACATGAATCAATTTGCGTTTTTTGGTATCGTACAACCAGGCTTCGGACTTTTCAATCAACTGACTGGGCGGCAAACTTTTGAGTTTGAGTTCTGCAAACTCAGCTAGGAACTTGAATTTGCTGGCTTGTTTTTCTGGGCTGACTGCTTTTTTCTTTCGCGGTTTACGTTCAACTTTTTTGATTTGAATGTAGGCACCGCAGTCATTGATCACAGTTTCGCAAAACTTCAACACATTACGCAATTGAATTTTAGAAAAATGTCGATAGCCTTCTGTCAGTTGCAAGTCTTTGCCTGCGGCTACTTCTTCGAATTCTGCTTGGCGAGCTTTCCAAATTTCACTCAGAGTACTGATCATTTGTGGTGCTATGTTCAATCCACGCATTAGCACAATTGGTTTAAAGTCTGCTGACATTTTAGCACCTGATGCAACGAACTCGTCAAACATTCCGTCAAGTTCTCCGGCACACTCGCTGACCTTTTCACGCAGTCGATCTTGAATTGTCACTCGCGGAGTTTCATCTACTATCACTTCGGCAATTTCTTGTTGTTTGCTTTGTAAGCATTCTTTCAACATGTTATCTAGTTTGATTTGCTCATGCTCGTTTAGTTCTAATCCTACCATGCTCATGCGGCACAACCACCCAGTGGTGAGTCTGATATTTGCATCACTCACACCACGGAGTAGTCGTACATCTGCTTTGCGTCCATGCAATTCCAAATAGTTCACAATCATTTCCCTAGCATCTTTTTTGCCGTAGAAATAATTATACCACGAAAATGCCTTGCTCAATGCACTCACCCGTTCTTCAATAGGCTGGATTTTCCAAGTGGGTTCTGTGCCCATGACATTGGTGTCAGAGCTTCGGGGATTTAGCAGTCGAATTGTAGGTTGTTTTACAGCATTCATGCTGGCTCCTTGAAATTAAAAGTTCTAACCCATTCAAAACGAGTGCTGGCAGGCACCCACCTAAAGTCGTGTTTGGCGCGATCTGCTTTGTCCACATCTGGAGTAACGCAGACCCATCCGCGATTTGAGGAGAAGGCCACACGATCACGAACGCTGACAACTTGAACAATTTTACCGTTCATTTTAGCAACAGTTACGGTCATAGCATCTCCTTTCCAATAAGTGTATATTATAGCAAATTGAGTATTTGGAGTCAACCGGACATTAAACATGCAAACACAAGGTACTTTTCCAGGTGCTCAATTTGATCTGTAGCATTTAGTATTAGTTTTTCGTATCGTGCTGTTGTTTTATGCATACGGCGACATTCAACACTTTCACGACTAATTTCTTCAAAAATTGCCAACACTGTATTGTGCATTTTTACTAGGTCTCGTCGAGCCGTTTTATTTTTAAGATTGCTAATACGAATTTTGACATCATTAAGACGTTGTTCTAAATGCTCCATACAGTAATTATACTCAAAGTTGAGTTTGTTGTCAAT